ATATCAGCTTGTGTTGCCATGATCGTATCCCCATGATCGTATCCAACTTTCCTTCAATTCGATCCACGCTTCGTTGCAACTTTACAGCCCAAATGGGGATCGGATCACTCGGGTAGTAATGCCGTACACTGATTTCGAGAGCCATGACCTGTCTCCGTACCTACGTCATGCCTCATTTCTTCTTGAAAACCGTCTCCAGTTCATCTGCCAAATCGTGCAAATGACCTGAAATGATAGTTATGATATCCCCATCACTCGCATGGGCCTGCACATCCTCAGCAGTTGCAAGCCCTGCCTTAATCAGCGGAATAAACGGAATGATAATGTTCAGTTGCGGAACAAACATTGCCAACGTCGGCAATATTCCGAGGACACTGTCCATACCATGCTCAAGATCGATCAAAATATTCGGGCCGCTTGGAATGGATAAAACGGCGCTCTGCGTAAGGGCAGTTGTAGCCGGTACTACTGCGGGAGACGTTTGTGTTACCATAGTAACCTCCTGTTTGACTCACGCCGCCTCGTCAGCATCTACTTCGTGCCCTGTCTTTGCATTTACGCTGCATCTATTTCAGCTTCATGCCAAAACATCCACTTCGGCGGTAGTGCATTCTCAGGCACGATGACTTTGCTCGCATCAGGCAATTCCGACAAGCCATATTTCAATGTGTTCATTGCATGGTCATTGCCATCCATGGGCTCGTCAATGCGCTGACCTAATGTGTTCTGTTTCCAGTAATAGGAAGCCATTTCGTCACCGATAAAGTCCAAATCATCAACAAAATATAGTAATGGCCCTGTTTCATCGCTAGTCACAAGATGCGAAATGCCTTTTTTTCCCGCCAGATACGCATTAATTTTCGTCACACCGGCGATGATGTCATTCGTTGCTGGCTTCATATAAATAAAATGTTCCTCAAACAGCTTCGCAATGGTCGATCCTGTCTGCTTCTGGCCAGCGATAACAGACTTTCTGAACACTGCTGGATCAGCTTTAATGCGTCCAGTGAAACTCAACAATCCAGCATACTTTGCACGAATATCACGGATTGCCTGTGGTTGTTCATCATACGAAAAATTCGACTTGTAATACCCATCGAGCACAATTACACGACCACGATCATCAACGAACATTACCAAATAGCAACTTGGCGACGTTATACCGAAATCGTAACACTCAATTGTCTGTATCTGAACGTGCGAAAGTAGGCATGTCGCAAGGTGACTCTCCGCCTCTTCACGGGTGATGGTATGTACCGACGGATCATAATCAGGATGGACCAAGCCCTCGAATGCAACCCATTTTCCCAGAAGATAACGGTCACGCATCTGCCCCTTGTACGTGGTCTCAAGTGTGGCAATGTAGTCATCGGATAAGTTTGGCTTATTGGCGTAAGTATCACTCTCCCAAAGTTCCATAATCGGAATTCGCGTCTCTGCGTCGACAAGGAGTTTCTCCGTCTTTTGACCAGTTTTCAGCCATAGTAGATAAGGTTGTACGAGTTCCTTATAGAACCAATTGTGAGAGGGATTTGCCGTGAGCATGAGCCAACGCGGACCAGTAGCCGGCATGCTATCATCTTCTTCATCCGGTTGGTACGACGCATCACCACGCAAACGGCCAAGCAAATCCAAAAAGTCTTTATACACAATACCCGGATCTTCCACTTGATCGACACCGATCCAATCATACGTTGCCGAGAGTAAGTTCGAAGTCGAACTCCCATCATCTCGCGAACGTCCACGCTGAGATATGTAGCGAAAGTTGATAACTGAGCCATTTTTCAAATATACCGTATTGTCGTCCTGTGTCGGCTTTTTCGCAATCCAATTTGTCGGACACCATTTAAGAAACACTTTCCGAAGCGTATCATTTAGCTTTGGATATGTTTCCCGTGCTAACAGGCCATTTGACCCTGGATAGTCTTTGGCTAATTTCAGTCCCTTGACAGCCAATGCAGTCGTCTTTCCATTCGCAAATGCACCACCGAATATCTGTATCTTTGCACGACTTGTATGAAAGCCGTATTGTACAGAACCCTCGATCAATTTGTATTCGGGCATTTGAGTCAAACCTATCGATAACTGACGGTAATGTCTGGCGCAACCGTACCTGTTGTGACGATCGTCAAGCCGTTATTGAATTGCAAGTCATATGTCACAGTTCCAAGCACAGACAACGTATTCAATCCAGCAATCGTTACACCCGAACCAACAAGACTATCGAACATATTTGCCTTGCTCGCAACAGTTCCCAATGAATTAACTGTAACTGAATGCAAAATGCCAGAACCCGTCTTCACGAGCGTGGTCGTCGATGTATTGATATTAGAAAAATTATAGGGATCAATACTCGATGTAACTCCATGCGTTGATGCACAGGAATTAGAGCTTATATGAATCTGCACACTACCTGATGTAATGGCAATTAACCGTACACGAACAGAATCAGCCCCAGGACCTGGATTGATTACCCATCCTCGGCTAATATTCGTTAAATTAGTCCCGCCGGATTCGCGTACAGGCAAATCCATTCGTGATCCAAGCGACGGAAACCAATTTGCTCCACTGTCATCCGAGAATTCAATTACCCATGTCGCGCCGGCATAGGTTCCTTTTGCCGTCATCAAAACTGTTGCGTAACCATCAAGATTCAGTTCCGTGACAGTATCGCCAACAGTAGTAAGTGTTCCATTTGTATCAGCAGGCTCGTCACACTTAACAAGCCAACCTTGTCCTACTTGACCTGATGCACCTTGATTAAGTTGACTACCTGGAGTCGGCGCCTGTGCATGTGAATTATGCATGACAACACTAACACCGACAGCTAAAAGAAGTGCCATCACAGCATAATCTAGATATTTGCTCATGTGATTCCCCAGATCGTTTGAGTCAAATCAACCTGCCCAACCAAGCCCACTGTCGTACATACTTATATCAAGCGTCGCTGCCGCACCAACCGACACTATACGTAGTTTTGACATATCGCCTGCAAAGCTGAATGAGCCACCCGCTGCAACTAAGTTTCCGAGTGTTGTCGTTGGAATTGATCCATCAGCCATCCAACGAATGTTAACAGTTTCAACCGTTATTACCGCATACTGCATCGCTTGCGTAAGTACCAACGGCGGTGTCGCTCCAAGCAAAATCGCCGCAAGCGTTTGTACCGTTGTAACCGAAGCTTGTCTGTCTCCCAAAGGTGTCTGTTTGGGAAACTTTGCATCGAAAGGTACGTTACTTGCGTCCGTACCTGCCTTGTTCGGTACAAATGTCATGGCGTTCGCTCCACTTCATAATGAACATGACGCAGCCTAAGCCGCGTCACGCTCGTCCTCATTCACCATGCATACACCGGCTGCACGATGCGCATCGAACTCAGCATCGGTTAGCATGACCTTGTCACCGACTGAGAGCCGCTGATGGTCATTCATGTTGTCGTTATCCTTCACGACGTCCGGATGCAACTTGTGCCTATGGATAAATGCACCATCCGTCAGCACAATTCGCGCCTTCGGACGATCGTCGCCTTTTGCTCGTGCCATTGCAGTCTCCGTCTTGTTGCTGATCACTGAACCACGCCTCGGAACCGATCTCGTAACACCTTCGTCAGTCATTGTCGTAGTCCCTTTTCCCAATCCGACTCGTTTTGACCCAGATATCACCTGTCGAGGACGAGTCCGTTAACCTCAACATTCGCATTATCACCTTTCGTTATGGTAATGCGAAGTTCGTTCTGCTGTATGTTGTTCCGATTGGTCGGGTCTTTCTGCCCAACACCAGCACGATCCAGCACATCAATACTTGCACGAAGACGATTGTTCTCTTTTTTGCCATCGCGCATAATCTCGCCAACGGTCTCCAATGCATCATCGGCCATTGATGCAATTCGTGAATTCAACTTTGCCGACTTCGCACTCACAAATTCACTTGATATAATATTGAATGTTTCCTCATATGCAGCATGTGCTCTGATTTCACGCACTTGGCCAACCGTAATACACAAAATTTCCGCAATGTCACGGTCAGTTAGTCCAAGAACCGTAAATCCAAAGACTACGACAACACCTTTCATAATGTTCGGTTGTGCTGCCAACTCACGAATTGCTCGTTTCCGTACTGGACGATAGACTTTTTTGTCGGTAGTCTGCGGCTTCGTCTGCGGAAACATTTCTTCCGGTTGTACAATTCGACCATCC